TGGTTGCGATTGGCGCGGGAAAGATCGCGGTGACGGCTCGGTTCGTCGAGCCGGTGCGGGAGGCAGCATGAAGCCCCTCGACCTCATCACCGCCCTCGCCGCCGCGTGCGACGCGATGCGCCGCAGCGACCCGACTTGGTGCCTGCTGCACGACTGCGAGCAGGTCACCGACGTGGAGTGGGATGACGCGCTGGCGCTGGTCGAGGACGCGCTAGACGCGCAGAGGGAGGCAGCATGATCGACGACGACATCAAGGTGCTGCTCGACCGGCTGGAATTTGCCGAGGGGCTGATCTCGCGGATGCGCGGGCAGTGGATACACACGATCCACGCGGATGAGTGCTTGGCGCTGATGGAGCGACGGGGAGCGGCCGAGCGGAATGCGCTGCGCGCCTCGCCCGACGTTGTGACGCGGCTGATCGACCGGCTGGAAGCGGCCAAGCGGGAGCGGGACGCGCTGCTACAGGAAGCGCGTGACGCAATCACGCTGGCTGGCTACGGCAGCCGCATGGCCCCTGAAGTCCGGGACACGCTGGAACGCATCGAAGCCGCCATAACGGCGCAGGAGCAGAGCAATGGCTGACGACCGACTGGAGAAAGCCGAGCGGGAGCGGGACGCGCTGGCCTCGCTGCTGTGGATAGCCCGCTGGTACGTTGAGCAAGACGTCATGATGATGGCCGACATTAGCCGCCACGCACCGCTCGACGCCGAGTCACAGGCAACGCATGACTCTACAGAGTATGCGTCTGAGCGACTGATCAAACTTATCGACGCCGCCCTCGGGGCGAAGGAGCAGAGCAATGACGATTAACCCAACGACTCGGGAGGTCACCATGAGCGACAAGATCACGATCAATGGCATCGAATACGTTCCTGTTTCGGTCAAGCCCGCCGGCACCCGCGCGGTAGTCGTGGTGGATCGCGGTTGGATTTTTGCAGGCGATGTCACGAGAGAGAACGGACGCATCCGCATCAGCCGTGCGCTGCATGTTTTCAAGTGGGAGTCCATCGGATTCGCGAAAATGGTTGAGACGGCCAAGGCGGATCTGCGCCCAATCGCTGACGTCGACATGCCAGAGGGCGCTGAGATTTTCTGCGTCCCGGTGGCGGACAATTGGGGGTTGTGATGGATGCAGTGATGCGACCGGTCGGCAACGGCTACGGCTACGGCTACGGCTACGGCTACGGCAACGGCTACGGCTACGGCAACGGCTACGGCGACGGCAACGGCAACGGCAACGGCTACGGCAACGGCTACGGCTACGGCAAAGGCTACGGCAACGGCAACGGCAACGGCAACGGCTACGGCTACGGCTACAGCTACGGCGACGGCAACGGCAACGGCTACGGCGACGGCAACGGCTACGGCTACGGCAACGGCAACGGCAACGGCTACGGCTACGGCTACGGCTACGGCTACAGCTACGGCGACGGCTACGGCTACGGCTACGGCGACGGCTGCGGCGACGGAACGATCACGTTGTCGCGCGACGGGAGGAGACGATGACTGAGCCTCCGCACATCTAGGAATGGTTTAACGCGTTCATGCGACTCCCCGGAGAGCGGGTTGAGAGACCGCCTGCACCGCTACCGACTTGCCCGTCGTGCGGCGAGCGGTACTTAGGCGACGGGGTGAGCGTGTGCCTTGAGTGTGCATTTGCAATGGGGAAGGGCAATGGATGAGATCCTGACCGACGACGAGATTGACGCGATTGGAATGCGACTGCTAGGTGCAGGCTACGGTGGCAACACGGACCGAGACCTTGCCCGCGCAGTCGAGCGCGCCGTCGTCGAGAAGCTGGCGATGGGCGGGGAGTTGCCGGATCCGACGGTGCTTTGGCAGCGCTTCAGCCGCGATAGCGGCGGCGCCCTGCCAATATACGCCTACACCGACGAGCAGATGCGCGAGATGCGCGCCCGTGGCGTCGCGGCGGGGATGGCGCAGGAACGTGCGCGGTGCGTGGCGGTGTGCGAGGCGGTCGACCTCGCTGACGACGAGAAGGAGCAGACGCGATGAGCCGCCGCGACCTGCACAAAGCTGCGCGCGACGTGCTTTCCGCGTGGGACCACTACGGCACGGCGGAATGCCTGCGCGAGTGGATCGATAGACTGCGCGACGCTCTTGCAACCGACCTGCCCGCACCGAGCGCGGAGCAGACGACCGAATGCACGACGTGCGGGGCCATCGTCGTGGGCGTCGCGGAGCCGAGCGAGCCGATCGCCAGCGTCACCGGGGTCCACGCAGGCCGCACGGTCGTCGAGCCGATCAACCGCGCGATGGTGCTGCCGGTGGGCATGGCGCTCTACGCCCACCCCGCGCCCGCCCTGCCTGCCGCTGCGGTGGAGGCGATGCGGATGGCGTTGGAGGCGCTAGAGCAGACATCGGACTGGATCTTTAAGAGCGACCAGCCAGAAGCGGCGAAGCGGCTACGGCAGCGCGCCATCGACACACTCCGCGCGCAGATCGGGCAGATCGGGGGCGGGCGATGAGCAAGCCCGTGTACATCCGCATCGACCGTCCCGAGGAGTACGACGACGAGGCCGACGAGTTGCTGATCGAGGACTGGATCGGCTGTCTCTATAGCGGCGCAGGGTCGGCAGAGACGGGAGGCTTCGACTGGCGGCAGGTTGACGCGCCAGTCGATATCACCGACGAGATGGTCAAGGCGGCGTGCGAGGCACACACGCGCGAGTGGGCGGAAATCGACGGCAGCAAGTACGACGCGGCGGACATCGACGACGACGCGCGTTCAGCCATGCGTGCGGCACTGCGTGCGGCGTTGGGGGTGAAATGAGCGACATCACTGACATGCTCGACCTCGACGTGCCAAAGCGCATTTACGACTGGCAGCACTCGCACCTGAGCATTGCGCGCCACTACGGCGGCTGCACGATCAACGGCGTTACGTACTGCGTGCGCTACGACGTAGAGGGCCAGCCGCTGGAGGAGTTGCGGGTCAAAAGGCGAGCAAAGAAGGCTGCGCCTGGGAAGGACGCGCTGTGATCCTCACGCCCGCCGACCTTGAGCTGCTCACCGGCCGCACGCGGCACTCGGCGCAGCGGCGGGTGCTTGACGCGCATCTACCTGCGGGATCGGGTGGTGCCGGTGGTGAGGGGCCGGTGATGCGGCGGGTAAAAAGCAGTTTGTAACAGCCGAAAAAACCCCTTGCGTTACCGGTAACGTCGTGTAGAATCACTACATCGAAACCGCAAACGCAACGGAACCAAACATGAACGCTAATCAACTTGCCCTTGGCCGCAACCACATTACCGCCGACTTTGTTTCGATAACGGATTTCGGTGACTGCTTCCGGGTCGATATCCGGTGGAACGACGGGGCGCATGTGTACGCCCTGTACGACACCAAAGCCGAGGCGGTGGAGCACGCCCGGTGGCTGGGATGGGCGTAAGCCCTTGCCCATCCCCAAACAGGGCTAGTTACAGCGGGATAGGGTGTTGACACGTTACCGGTAACGCGATACAATCTCTCCATGCGCTGCACACCGCGGCGCCACCTGGAGCTGACCATGAAGACAATCACCATCGACGCTTCTAAGTACATCGACCACGACGACTGCCTTGCCGCGGCCGCTGCCGACGTGTCGGCGCAGTACGGCCTCGCGGGCTGGGATCTCGACCCGCGTTGGGGCGACCGCCAGCGCGACACCATCCTGGTGACGGTGCCGGACCACGCGACTCGCGGCGAGGCTGCCTGATGCCCAAGCGGGTGACCGCCCCGAAACCATCCGCCCCGCGCGTCGCCGCCCTGCGCGAGCGGCGCGCGGCCCTCGGCCTAGTGCGAGTAGAGGTCTGGGTGCGGCCCGAGAACGTCGAGCTCGTCAGGCGTTATGCGGCGCGCGGCGCACTTGCGGCCGACATTGGGCCGGAGCCAGCAATGGTTAGGGCGATTCGCAATGTCACGCAGCACTACCGCAATCTGAACGCGGAGTTTGCCGACCCGACGCCCGAGCCGATAGCATGGGACTGGTTTCATTTCCGCCGCTACGGCGCCCCAGGCGAAACCCGCCACACTGTTTTGTGGGTGGAAGATTACAAACTCAACGACGGGACAACCCCTGACCTTGATGACCTTCTAAAAACATACTGCGACGGCGGGACTGACGTGGCAAAAACAATCTATGTCAGACCGCTGTACGCAGGACCGCCCGCAGACTAACCAATGACGCCTTTAACACGTCGCGGCTGACGTGTTCGCTTTCAGCCCCTTACGCTTTTGCAGCCTTGTGCATTGCGGACTGGTCGCCTAGGTCGATGACTTGCCCTCGGAACGAAAATTTGCCCTCGTCCACAACGTGCGCGAGTTCCGGGTACAGCAGTTCGCCATCGGCAAACGTCAGCACCGCGAACCCGCTAGCCCAATTGACGGGGCCAAGTTCCGTGTACCCGGCGAATTGCGGGCCGTACGGGTCGGCCATCGTGCCGGTATCGACGCCCCACCGCGTGCCGTTATAGTCCGAGAATGTCGTCGTTTGCAGCCGGTGAAGGTGCCCTGTTACCAGCGTGACGCCGGAGCGCAGCGTATTGTTGTAGGTGGCATGCACGCCCCCTGCGAGCCGGTGCTTGACCACGCACTTTTCGCCAAGCCATACCGCCATGCAGTGCTTCCACTCTGGGAAATGGTCGGACAGCGAGAAGCCCTGCACGCCTTCATATTGCGGGGCGTTGGCGGCTAGCATCATCTCGAAGCGCATGCAGTGATTGCCGCGCGTCCATACCGTGATGCAGCCTGGCGGGCATGCGGCCTTGATCTCCGCGAGGCGCTCCTCGACGGCGCGCAGCTCGTCACGCACGGATGGCGGCTTCTCGGCCCATCCTAGACGCGGGTGGCGGCTTGCGCTGGCACCGTCAAACACGTCGCCATTCATAATCACGACTTTCGGCCGCAACTCACAGATCGTCCGAACGAACGCGCGATGTGCAGTCGATACCATACCCGGCCAATAGTGGCAGTCTGAGCCAATGATTACCGATCCATCGGTAATGTTGACGTCTAAGCGGCCTTCGGGTTTGGCGCGGTAGACGGGCGGCTTGCGCGCCTGTGCGTGATTGTCGAGCGGCGGCACGCCAAGCTTGCGCAGCCGCGTCTGGATCGCGCGCATCGAGATTCCGAACTGCGCTGCCAGTGCTGTGGGTGAGTTGGTTTCCTGTAGCGCGTCGTGCAGTTGCTCGTCGGTGACTTTACGGACCGGCATCAGATGCCCTTGCCCGTCAGGGCTTTGATCTCGCGCACCATGCCGCGCGGAATCTCAGTCAGATGCGCGTGTGCGCCGTCTGCGAGCGTTGCAACGATCTGCACCCACTCTTTGTCGGCGTGGACGAGCCAGCCGACGGTTAGGCACATATGCATGGATTTGCCTTTAGGCGGCTGAGGGCGATCGCCCTCGGACCAGTGGGAATCGGCCGACATCGCGGCGTCAACCCAGCGGACCATGACGGGGCGCGGCTTTGTCGGCTTGCCCATCAGCGCGGCATGTCAGCGGGGATCGGCGGCAGCGGCGCAGGCACTGCCAGCAGCGACGCGGGCGGCTCGGGCAGCTTGCAGACGATTGGCGTAGACGCGCAGCCGGTTATAACGCCCGCGCATAAAAACGCATAAAGCACCCGTTTTGCGCACGCATATGCGATGCAACGCATTACTTGCCTCCCGTCGCGGAACGTATCCAGTCGCCTAGCCGCTGCACCTGGGCGCGGCACTCCGCATGCGCTGCCTGTGCGCCCGCAATCCACTCGGCCACCGCTGCCTCGCTGGTGCCCGCAGAGGGGCCTACAACGTCACGCGGCGGCTCGCCGGGGCGTTCCACTGTCTCGCGGATCGGCGAGGCGTTGAGCGCGGCGGTCACATTGCCCGACAGGCAGGCTTTTGTGCGGGATGCCTTATGTACGATGTAGCGGATTTTTTCGACATATTCGACTCGATATGTCGATTTGGCTAACTCAAGTTCAGCCGCTAGCCGCTCACCGTTTGCGCGCAACGTGTCGGCTTTGGCTTGCGCGTCGGCCACGATCTGCGCCTTCTCAAGCGCCCACTTGGCGGATGATGCGTCATAGCCGCGATGCCAGCCGTAGGCGTACAGTCCGCCGTGCGACAGGACGAGCAGCGCCACGCCGACGCCGTAGAGCGTCAGCCGATCTAGTCCAAACATGGAAGCCCCGCGAGTTATTGCGAAGTTAGGCGGTTTATGCCGCCGCGATAAATCAGACGACGATGAGCAGCGCGGCCATCAGCAGGCCAGCGGCAACGCCATAGCGGAACGAGCGCCACGACCAATCGGGCTTCGACGACTGGCCCGCGACGTACGCCTGCGCTATCAGCATCCGCACAGCGTCGGGGTTGTCTACTGGCCGATGCATTGCGCGTATTCCTTCTGTCGGCGGATGACTAGCCCGCGCAGTTGCACCCCGCCCGCGTAGGTCCAGCGAAGCAGCTCAGCGCACGCGCCCGCGTAGTCACCGCGCCGAAGTTTCTCTGCGAGCGTAGAGCGGCAGAACGCAGCGCCCCCTACGTTGTACGCAAACGATGCGAACGCAGAGAATTCGTACTCGTGCATTGGCACGGGCGCGCATCGCAAAACCGCTTGCGCGTGTTTGTCCGCGTCTGCTGCGAGTTTGGCAAGTGCACGCTCGGGCGTCGTCTTGTCCCCGCGCTGCACGGGCGTGCCGTCCTCGCGCGTCGTGCTGCCGAACCCGATTGTTTGCACGCCCACGCCGTCGTCATACGCCTGCGCGCGATACCCCTCATACCCCGCAATTGCTACTAGCCCCGCCGCTGACAAGGACAGCAGCAGGGGCGCAATACGCTCCCTCACTCTGCGGACTCAGACGGCCGTTTGCTGCGCGACATCCGTACCCATCTGTGCAACAGGAAGCCGATCTGTAGCAGGATGTACACGGCCGTCAGAATCAGAACAAATGAGTTCAAATCGGCCCCTAGCAGCGTTGGTGCAGCCACTGCGACGGCAGGCGAGGCGCGCATGGCTTGAGACACGGTTTCGGCCGCGAGGTCAGTGCGTTCGTGGAGGGATGCCATGTGGGTACGCTTTTGGGCTAGGCGTGGCTGTCACGCCCACAGGCGGCGTGGCATGATTGGCGGATGGAATTCAACCCGACGGTTCTCGGCTGGCTGGCTGGACTTGGCGCGCTGCTGTTCGTGCAATGGCTACGGGGACGAAAGTAGCCCGGTTGCCATTACTGCCGGCAGCAGCGCGCTACCCGTGAGCATTGGCGCAGGCTGACGCGGCGCGAGCAATCCGCCCGACACGTTCTGCGCGTTGCGCGTGCCGATGGACAATTGCAGCGATTGCAGCGGGTCAGCCACCAGGCCACGCCCGAGCGGCAGGAACCTTGAGATACCCGCGATCCCGTCAAGCGCGCGGCCCAAAACCATCGCGCCGGAATTGCTGTTGTTGACCGCCGAGCCGACCGGCTGGACTTGCATGTAGCTCGCAACCCTGCCCGCCGCTTCCATCTGCGCAATTTCCTCGCGCGAGAAAAAGGACGGCAGCTTGCGATCTAGCGCGCCTAGAGCCTTGTTGTATGCGCTTTGGCTGAACTTGCCCACCTCGTCGGATGCGCCGCTCAGCGCCTTTTCCTTTAGGTGTTCCACAATGGCCGAGCGCATAGACTGCGCCGCCTCGGGGTTGCGCTTCAGTTCGCGGGCAAGCGCCGACACATCGTCAGCCGATGCGCTCGGGGAAAGCACAAACTTCTGCACGAACTGATCGGGCGCTACGTCGTCCATTGTCGCCTTGATGCTCGGCGCGGACTCTTGCCAAGTGCGGCGCATGCGGGCCACTGAACGCGCCCTGTCGAACGCCTTCATTGCCTCGGCGGGCAGCGCGTCGGCCTGCTGCATCGCCGCCGCCTGCGCGCCAGTCGCCACCGCGTTGCCGCCAAACGCCGTTTTGATCGGTGCGCCTGCGGGCTGGACGCTTTCTAGCGCGTTGCGGACTTGCGCAATGGCGGAACGGGTGTTGCCGTCCTTGCTGCTGCGCGAGGCGGCTGCAAGCGTCGTTTTCAGGTTGTCAATCACATCCACGTTGAACGGGATGGGGTAGTCCTGCCCGCCAATGACAGCCTTGCCCTCGCGGATCTGACGTAGCAGGCCATCAATCTCAGCGGGCAAAAATGCACCCTTGTTCTGCTTGGCAAGGTTTTCGTATGCCGTGCGCAGGAACGCCTCGCGGTCTAGCGGGATGTCCCGGCCGGCCGCACCGCGCGCACGCTCATACAGCGTGTTTTCAACGGCGCTATACCGCGCGTCCTTGGCCCCAAGCGTGCCGATAGCGCGCTCGCCTGCGGTAAACGCATCGACCGGCTTGCCGCGCACCGTGTTGAGCGTGTCAATCAGCGTGCGATTGTTCTGATTCTCGATGCGCGGCAGGCCGTATAGCTCGTCCTGCCCGCTATTAGCCGCCATCTTGGACAGGTTCTTTTCCCGAGTGATCTGCACCGGGTCGAGCGTCACCATGCCGCGCGTCGGAGTCGCGCCAATCGTCTTGAAGTCAGCCAGCCGCCGCAGCGCCTCAGGGCTGATCTCGTCGCCCGCTTGCAGCGTCTTGGACAGTTCGTTGCGCAGCGAGAAGCGCACCGCTTTCGGCATCGCCTCCCAATCGACGCCTTGGTTCGTCAAGGCTTGCTGGATCTTGACGTCAATCTCTTGCGCGGTGAGTTTGGGCGTCATCAGACGCGCGCCAGCCTGCATCGTGCGATCGAGCGCACCAGGGGCCGCGCCACCGGCCACGGAGCCAAGCAGCGCAGCCGCAAACTCAGCGCCGGGACCGCCGCCCGCTTCCTTGACGGAGCCGCCCGCCATGCCGCCGCCGGCAGCGGACGACACTTGAACCGCAGGGGCTTGCGACAGGAACTGCCCGGCCTGTTGCATTGCACCGGGCGCACCCTGAGCAACCAGCCGCCCAATGCCCATGCCGCCACCGGCCCCGGCCATGAGCTCCGCAGTGCCGCCCGCCACGCGCTCGGTAGGCGTCTCGGGCGTCGGCAGGCCGATAAAGTCAGCCACGTTTTGCGCCGTCTTGCGCGCCGTCGGCACCGCTGCATCGCGGCCGGCCCCAATGCGCGCAAGGTTTATAGCGGACGCAATCGGGTCGGACAGCACGCCAACGGCACCGCCAAGCCCTTGGATGCCCGCGCGTGCGGTCAGCCCGAGCTGGCGCGGCACGCCCGTCAGGAACTCGCCCGCAATCTGCACGGCTTCCTTCTTGGGCTCGCCCGCCAGGACTTTGAGCCCGTCGGCGGACATCATGCGAAGGTCGCCGCGCTGAATCGCTTGCAGGTCCGAGTCGCTAAGTTTCGACAGATCCATGCTTACCGCCCGCGCCGTTGCAGTTCTTGCCGCGCCAGTTCTTGGAGGTTAAGCGGCATCCCGGCCGCGCTCGGCGCCTCGGGGATCGGAGTCGCCGTCTCGGGAACGCCCGCGTACCGGTTCTGAATCTGCCGAATGGTGTTCAGCGCCGCGCGTTTGGTTTCCGCCGGGATGGTCGGGTCGCCAATCTGCCCGGCCATCTGCCGATAAAGTTGCACATCGCGGTCGGACTGCGGGCCGCTCATCTTGGGCATCTTCGACACCAGCGCGCCTTCAAGGGCTTGCAGTTGCGCCGCACCCCGAGCGCCAGCCGTCGAACTGCCGAACGCCCGCGCTCCAATGTCTAGACCCGCGCCGAAAAAGCTACCCGTCGCGGTGTCAATGATCTTTTCTGCGTCCTTGATGAGACTCAGCGCCTCGGTAGCGTCCGCGACTTTCTGCTGCGGCGACGTGCCGCCTGCGCCCGATCCGCCGACAGGCACACCGGCAGCGTTCAGCACCGGACGCGCCTGCACCGGCCCCTCTGCGCTCGGGACTTTTGGCACAACGACAAGCCCCTCGGGCGTTTGCCGGTACTCAAAGCCACCGCCGCCGCCTTGCTGCGCCTTCTCATACGCAAACCGCTCGCGCTGCAACGCATTGGACGCCCACCCGCGCGCCGACGAATCTCGCTCCGCTGCCGACATGCCGATGGGAAGCGGGCCGGACTGCGTGTACGGGTTGACGGGCGTAAACGCATTCCCGGTGTTCAGCATCTCGCGCTTGACGGCTTGCGGGAGGGCGTCGCCAACCGGGCGGCCAAACTCGTCCAGCAGCAGCGTGCGCGGCATGCCGTCGGGGCCTGCAACCGTAGTCTCGCGCGAGACCTTCGACCGCCCCCAATCGCCCGCAGTCGCCGCCGCTTTGAGCGTGTCAAGCGGGATGCCAGCACGTGCCGCAGCAAGCGCAACCTCGGTCGTCATCGGCATTGGCTGATTGCGAAGCGCCGCATTGGCGTTGGTTGGAGCAAGCCCGCCGGTCTGCGCAACAACCGCGCCGTTGCCGCCGCCAAACATCTTCCAGAATTCATCTTGCCGGGCGCGCGCAGCCGCTTCCTCGTCGGCCTTCTGCTTGATGAGGGCCGCGCGTGATTTGCGCTCATCCGTCTGCGCGCCGTACTCGGCCATCTGTGCTTGCAGCAGTTGCTCTCGGAGCGCGTCCTGCTGCGCCTGGCGCTGCAACTGCTTGGCCTGTAGCGCGTTGGCGTTGAACGCATCCAAGCCAGCCGCCATCCCGCCGCCCATTGCACGCGGGCGCATCAGGGCCGTGCCGAGGCCAAGGAGCCCCTGCCCTATCGGGTCCGGGTTGTAGTCAAGCAGTCCCATCAGCGGCCCCCGAAAATGTTGCGATAGATCCCGGCGCCAGCAGCAGCGCCGCCAAGGCCCGCCATCCAGCTATTAGGCGCGGTCACGTTTTGGGTCTGCGTGTTGTTGGTCGTGCCGGTCGCGTTGCTGTTCGACGTGGAGCCGAACGCGGGATTGATCGCGTTGCCGTATGCCTGATTCGCCATAAAAGGCCGCTGGAACTGATCCGCGCCAAAGCCCGCGAGGTTGGTCGCGTTGTTTACGCCAAACGTGCCGAAGCCGAGCGAGCCACGGGACGCGGCATCTTGCGCCGCGCGCTCCGTGTTGTAGTTGCCCATGTACAGGTTCGACATCGTGGAGCCGAGCGCGTCCGCATAGTTGCGGTCCTGCATGCCGAGCGCCTGCCCGAATCCGCTCTTGGCCTGCACGCTGTTGCCGTCGTTGTTGTAGCCGCTGAACACGCCCGCGCGCGTGCCCGTGGCGTACGCATCGCCCATGCGCCGCCCAATGTTGCCCGCCACTTGGTCGAGGTACGGATTGCCGCCGAGTAGCCCGCCGCCGATCACGTTTGCCTGCTGCGCGCGGGCTTGGTTGACCAGCGAGTCACCCTGCGTCGCGTACTGGCTCAGAAGGCCACCAGCGGTGTCCAGGCTGGCATTGGTCGTTGGCGCGTTGGCGAGCTGCTGCGCGCGGCCGACGTAATCCTGCGCGTAGCCTTGCAGCCACGGGGCGAGGCTTTGCGAGTTGCTGCCGCTGGTGCTGCTGGTGCCGCTGGTGTTTTGCGTCGAGGTAATATCGCCGTTACCCGCGACGCCAGCGAGCGCGCCAAGGCCGGCCGCGCCAAGTGCGCCGAGTCCGCCGAGTCCGCCGCCGCCGGTTAGCGCGTTGCCGCCTTGCCGCAAGATGTCAGCCCACGAGCCGCCACCGGCGGGCGCGGCGCCGCCTAGGGCCTCGCCAAGCCCCGGAACGGCGCCAAACGCACCAGCCGCCGTGCCCGCAAGGCCGCCCGCACCCGACGCAAACCCGCCCGTACCGCCCAACAGCGCCGCCGCATCAATGCCGCCCGCCATTGTGCCCGCCGATCCCATTGCGCCGCCCGCGCCGCTGCCTAGAAACGTCGGCATGGACTCTAGGCCCGCGCCGAACGTAACGCCGCCAAGCCCGCCGCCGGCCGCGCCAGTGCTTGCCGCCGCGCCGCCCGCCGCCCCACCGCCGCCGAGCAGCGCCGGCAGGTATGCCGCGCCAACGCCGAGCCCAGCCATGCCGGCTAGGTACGGCGCGGCATTGCTAGCTGCGTTCTGCAACAGGTCGCCAAACGAACGCGGCGACTCAAACCCTAAATCCTGCACTCCCTGTTGGTTGACGTTCCACCGCTGAATTCCACCGCCGTCAAACGAGCCTTGCGTTACGGTAAATTGGCCGGTGTTCGCATCGTAAAACACGTTCCGCGCGCCCGGGTCTTTAGTGTAGTTGCCTTGTGCGTCCAGGTTGAAGTACGGGTCGCGCGTCCCTTCCGCGACAGGCTCGTACCCAGCAATATACGAACCGCCGCCCTCGCCAGTCGAAGCGTAGATCGGCGCACCAAGCGCGCCAGCATTCGACAATTGGCGCGGGTCCATGTACATGGACATCAACTGTTCGTATGTCATCTTTTATTCCGAATTATCACTGGCGCAATAATTACGCCGCACGAACCAAAGCGCCGGAAAAGTGCATGTAGTACGGCCCTGACGCATCGCCGAGCACTGGAGCCGCAGCATTAGAAAACGCAAACACTTCGAAGTAATCCGAACTGCCGTTTGCGTTAACCGTAGCGCCGCCGCCGATCGTTCCTGAAGTAGCAATACGTCCAAATTCTTGGTAAATTGCACCGTTTTTATACAGGGCAACAAGAAACAGCCCGGCGCTTCCTGTGTAAATGGACGTATTTAATTGATAGTACCCGGCGACGTTTGGCGTAAACCTAGAAGACGCAAAGCAAGCATTTGTGTCAAAATACTCCGCGTTAAACGTGGCCTTTGTGTACGTGACTGACGCGATTGCTTGCGTTCCGCTGTTGTAAGCGCTAAACGCTGGCCCCGCAGCAGCAGGCGCAGCAAACGCAGACCACCCGGTATTAGACCCGCTCGACGCCTGCTTGACGTACAGGCTTGTCCCGGCCGCGCCATCTTTGCGCAAGTAAACAGAGCCAACGTTTGCGGCAATAACCGTTTCAGGCGATCCGTCGCCAACAAACATATAGCCGGCGGTCGCGTTAATCTCTTGCGCCATTTCGCGCAGCACACGCTGCGGCTCGGTCGGCAACTCGCCAATTCGGCCATCGACGTAGACGGGCGGCATTAGCGTTTCCCTGCCATTTGGGGGGCGACAGAAAACCCGGTCACTTCGTACATGTCGGTTTGGCTGAACTTCATGCGGTGCCAGCGCGCGGCGTGCGATACGTCGTATTTACCGCTAAAGCGCGCAACCGTTGCACCGATGGTCAAACTGTCATCCAAATCCATGCGGTATGAATGCGTCATGTCGGAAGACGTTGGCTTGCGCAAGAAGCGCATCCGCCCGCGCATCATGGCTGTAACTTGGTCGTCGTCGCCAACGTCGCCGGATGTCAACGAACTTGCGCCAGGCAGCGCGCAATGCGTCTGAAAGTTAAACGACGTAGCGTCAATGCACGCGACTGCGCCGGGCGTGTTCCATTCTATTGGAGACAAGATGAACTCGGAGTATTTGCCGACGACCGGAACGCTCTCAACCTCAACGCTGAACGCATAACAAGCGTTGTTCTGAAACGCGCCCCATCGGTCCGTGTCAACGTGGTACGCGATGCCAAGAAACGTACCATTGCCCGAGCCAGGTTTGGGCAAGTACCAGCGCACGCACCGTCGCACCGGGTCCCACACGCTTAGGACAACGTTTTGCCATCTTTTGATGATGGCCTTTGCGTACTCCCACGGCGCGCTTGCAATGCGCTCCGGGGCACCGCCCGAGTAGCGATAGAAACCGTCGTTGCCCATCCAGTACAGCGCGCCGTTGGCTTCGCACACGGCGTCATGCGCAGCAAGGCCGATCGACTTCGACAGCAGCGGAAACGACCATGTGTTTCCCGTCGGCCCGGTGTAGACGCCCCGATACATAGACGACGGCTTGAACGCAATCACCGTGTCCTGATACGGGATCAAGCGCGTGATCCCGCCGGACGTCGCTGTCAGTCGCCCTTGCGCCGCCTGCGTGGCAATGTCAGGCGTCCAGTCGGTGTGATCTTCCTGCGCGCTGCACCACCATCCATCAAGGTACGGCCACGAGCCCGTTAGAAACGAGGCGGCAATCACAAAGTTACGTTGTACGCATAGCGTGTTTGCTCTAGGCGCCCCGGCCAAATCCGAAAAGTTTGTCGTGGCTACGTTCGTCGTTGCTTGCATGGGGTTCAGCGCAGTCGTTGCGATTGCAACGTCCTTGAACTGCGCAAACCGCCATTCGTAACCCTCGTTAATCGAGGCGTACGGGGCCGCTCGGGACCGCAGCGTCAGCGTCGATGAATCCGCAAAATACAGGTTGTCTGCCGTACCGAACAGAAGCCCCGGGGCCAAGCCAAGCCGCGCAAAACTCGATGCCGAAAACACCCGCGACGGCAGCGTGAGCGTGTAGCGATAGCTGTTTGCAAGCGCGTAGTCTGGCGCATACCCGCGAACCGTAGGCAGCAGGTTTTCTACCTCTGCAATGATGCCCGGTTGCGTCGGGTCTGCGTCTGGCATCCATGCGAGCGGCTGAATGTTCGGCGTCATAGAGTAACCTTAGCAACTGGCGTCCACACAGCCGGCGCAGGATTGATCGTTACCCACTCGCCTTGCCCTTGTCCTACTGGTGGCACAACGACCCACCCTGAGTCAACCGGCCCAGGTACGATGATCGAGTTCTGCAGCAGTGGCGGGAACATGATTAGGTTCCATAATCATTGCCGGTCACGATGCCGCGCGTTGCGTTAACTAGAACGCGATGCGAACCGCCCGTGCCTTCTGACTCGCGAATTCCAACGTTGTTTGTCGTCGCGTTGACGTTTAAAGCAAGTCTATTTTGCGTGCTATTGTTTACTCTGATTCCATTGGAGCCAGCAAACACGTTATCGTTAATAATTGCGCGGTTGCCTTGAAAGAACGCACGGGTCGTGCCAGGAACATGATTACCAGACACTACTTGCCGCATGTGATTCCACTGTTTCGGTAAGTAGGCGACTGACTCCCATGGAATTTCTCCAGCCGGGATATTCAACGTGCCGAAAATCTCGCTATAAATTGGCCCGTAGTTGGCCTCCGAAGCATCTCGATGCTGATACGCAAAATTGCTTGCGATCGTGTTAAAACCGCTCCAACTAGTCGGCCGCCAAGAACCCGTGGTGCCTAGCACTGCATCTACAAGCGAAGTGACGCTTACTGGAGGGCGGTACGTTTGAACGGTGTTATCGGTGATGATGTTGTGCCACGCTGAGCCGTACAACCGAATTCCCCAACACCCCAAAATTGTACTATTTACCGTATTATTGCTAATAATGTTTCCGATGTACGGGAGCGTAATCAGGATCTTGGTTCCACTTGCGAGTCCGGTTGCGTCAAACCCTGCGCTTCGAGATACCGTAATGGTCGTGGCCGTGCATTCTTCAATGAGAGCGCATGTGCCAGCGTGCATGCCGCTAAGCACAATTGCCATAAACCCATTTGCCCAATTTGTCGTGGTCGACGCCGGCTCAACGCCAGAGACGGATACAGTTTCTTGAAGAGTAATGCGTGTCTGCGATGTGCTGATGTCTGTTGCCGACGATACGGTTCCAACCGGCAGCGCTCCGTTTTCGTTCCAATCGGCCGGAACATTAGCAGTGCAATCCAGCGAGATAGATTCTTCGCCAGCGTTATAAACATTGTTTCCGCTGATAACATTGCCGATGTTGACGTACGGATTGAATTTACGCTGCGACAGTGACCCAATACCAACAAACGTTTGATTCCTCGCTGTGTTGTTGACGATTGAACATCGCCTAAAGTTGTGGCCGTATATCCCCCATCCGCCACCGTCAACGGTGTTGCCGTCAACACGCACCCGCAATGCGCCGCGCAGCATTACCTGATGGTTTGCGTTAGCCGCCGCCTTGATGACGTTTCCTCGGATTGTCGCGTCCGACACAAACGTTTGAGTCGCGACGTCAGACAAGCACTGAATCGCGGTTGTGGATGCCCCTGTCGTAACAATTTCACAGCCGTCCACAACTTGACCAGACGTTCCTGCTGGCAGGTTGACGCATGATCCCGTGTAGCCAGTCCCGGACGCCGCGATCGTTACGCCGAGCAACCGAGCGCCGTTCTGCAGCGTGATTCCAGCGCTTGTCCCGGCTTGCAACACGATTCTTCCTGGGCCAAAAAGTTTTCGGCCTGCAGGAACGGTCACAAAGTTATCGAACCGCCAAGTGTAGTTGTCTGATATCCAGACGTCTCGACCGGCGTTTAACTCGGCTTGAACCGCAGCCGAAACGTCAGCGGCCCCAGAATTGCTACCGGTAGAAAACGGCATAGTCAGCGATATCCTAGATTGCAGATGACGTCTCCGGAATTTACTGCTCCGGATGCTCCGCTGATGGTCGTAGTTACTGCAATAACAATTCCGGCCGGAAACGAGATTCCATCTGGTGACCAAGACTTCGACCAGCCGGATTCCGGCAGCATTGGGTACGTCAGGTAGGGGCTTGTTGTGCCAACAATTATCGCGCCTGCGGATGCCGCGTTGTACAAGTGAAAAAATAGTTCCCCTGCGCCTCGGTTGAACAAGTCCAACGCACGAAGCTGCACTGCCGACGCAATGACTAGCGTGGCCGCATCGGTGATTGTGACGGACCTAAATGGTGAAAGCGGCTGCCCTTTTGCCGGAATTGGGTTGGCGTCGCTAACATGTGACGCCGTTCCAGGCGCACCAATCATTACCTTTACGTCGGTTGTCTCAATGCCAACAACCGCTTCTGTCGACGAGAAAGTTTTATTCCCAGTTGCGGTTGTAATTACAAAATTGGCCATGTCATCAACCGCGGGTGATATTGTAAGTGTAGGTTGATTCCGGGATATCCGTTCCTACTGCGGAAACGATTCCGGTTGCATGAACCTTTTTCTTCCGAAGCAATGCCATGCCCTCGTCGTATAGCGGCTTTATTCTCGCAAGCCTGTCGTCGTCATGCAGCCACGCGCGAGCAAACAGCAACGCTCCCCATAGGTATAGATCCGGGTGCTCGTCAAGAAGCCAGTTTGTACTCGTGTCGCCAGAAAAGTCTGGAAGACTTTCGTACGTTAGAATCGTCACCGTCAGCGGGTTTGCAATAGTCGGAGCGGGAAGAAACCGAAATTGCGATTGTTCGATTGTGTAAATCTGCGGTTCTGGTTTTTTCTCTTGGGAAACGTACGAGGAAAATTGCGGCCTGCCCACGTATCGCAGTTCTTTTCCGTCGCTTCGAGTAGCCGAGATCACTTCTAGAAAATCCACTGGCAAACTGACGTACTCAGTGGAGATTGTTCTTACGTCGCGCGTTTCCATCTGCGGCACACGCAGCACCCGCGAGAACTGCGCGGTTGCATAGCGAATCCACGTCGGGATGATCGACGTAACGTCGTCGCGTTGCACGAACGAAGCAATGTCGGATTTAAGCGTCCCGTACGTCATCTAGTGTTCCATGTGAAACAGCCCCGGCACCTTGTGAGCGCCGGGGCGGGTTGCTACTGCGTCAGGGATTAGCCGTCAGCGTGGATGCGGCAGGCGAGTTCAGGACGGATCGCGGCGGCGCCGTACAACACGTCAAAACGAGCCGGGAACTGGTCGTCCGAGATTGTGTAGTCACGAACAAACCGCAGCGAAATGCCGTCGTAGACTTGGCGCGAGGCCATGTCGACACCCTTCGGAAGCACGAGGTCAGCCGTCGCAAAGGTGAAGGCGTCCTTTTGGAACGCCAGCGACGAGTTCAGCAGCTCGTTGGCGCCCGCACCGATCTTGACGACCGCCGAGTTGTCAGCAATTGCGCTGCTGACGTTCTGACGCGCACCCGAGGCCACGATGGCCGGCGAGATCGCAAGCGAGGTCGCCGAAGTGCCCGAGTTGGCCGTCACCACAAACTGCTTGAGAACACCGGTCGAGACTTTGGTCTCCGGGTGAACGTCAAACACACCCGCAAAGGTCACCACATCGCCCGCAAGGAACGTGGTGGTGCCGGTGTCGACGACGATGGCCGCGCCGGTCTGCGTAGCGCCATTCGACAGGTAGCCGGTAGTCTTAGCAGCGGTGCCGGTCAGGTGGTCGGAGACGTGGGTCGACTCATACAGGTCGAAGCCAGCGATGCGGCCCAGCATGCCTTCGCGGTACTGGTCCTTGATTTGCGTCGAGTCTTGAAAAAGCCCTTTCAGCGCGTCCACAAATTTGACAGTGTGATCGGTGGACAGCAGAACGTTGCGGTTATCGGGCGGGGCCAGCGAATCGGTCAGACGCTTGCGGGCGCGGTTCAGGTGGATGAGCGCCGGGGCAACGGTGTCAGCGTCGACCACGTTGGCAACCGACTTGTACATCGACGACCAAACGTTAGCTTCGATCTGCGCGGCTAGGCGGGCCATCGCGGGCTCAAGGTAGCGCTTGGCGTAATCGTCGATGCTCATCGTCAGTTCTTTCGACGAGAACTCAAAATCCACGCCAAGTTGCGTGTCGACGGTCAGCGCGGTGTTGGTTTCCACCACGTTTTGCACCGACAGCGCCGAGCCGGACCGAACCGTGAATTGATT